CACGGGCAAGCAATGGATATTGATGATACTTATGGACATGCATCTAATAAAGAAATGTTTGATTGGATTAAAGCTAATTTAGAGTTTGATCAAATGATATGGGAATTTGGTACAGATCAGAATCCAGACTGGGTGCATGTGAGTTATACTAATCCAGGTGAAAATAGAAAAAGATGTTTAAAAGCTTATCGTGAAGACGGTAAAACTAAATATATGGTAATATGACAGAAGAACAAAGAGATTTAGGTAGAGTAATATCAGTAACAATATTAACAGCAATACTATTATTTGCTATGTTAGTTAGTTGTTCACCATACTACTATCAAAGTAAAGGACCAAAAATAACTCATGTATTAGCTTTAACAGAAGAAGGTGATACACTAAAAGTACCTATTAAAGATATAAAACCAAACGTAATATATAACGTGGTAGGATATGATTGGTATAGACCTTATAGTGGTTATTACACTAGATGGGATCAGCCATATTATCACCCACATTTATATAATCCACCTAAACCAATAGGTGGTGGTAATAGTAATTACAATAACAATAACAATAATAATACACCAGTTGTAACACCTACAATTAAACCAGGAGGATCAGGAATAAATCCACCTCCTCCACCTGTTAATCCTAGAAAAAATAATTAATTATGTTTACAGATAATACTCCATTTAAAAGAAAAGGGTGTGGTCCTAAAATGTTAGGTAAATACTCTACACAAACTCCAACTCCATTTAAAGCTAAAAATAAAGAAGGTAAAGAACAAGGCGCTGATGGTAAAGCATGTTGGAGAGGCTACAGATTTGCTGGAACAGTAGATGGAAAAGATAAATGTGTACCAACAGGATCACCATTTAAAGTAAGTGAAAAGCAATATAACAAAGAAAACAGAGAAATGAGACAAGAAAATCCTACTATGGGTGAAAAACTCACATCAGGTAAAAACCCTCGTAGAGTTTCATTTGCTTGTAGATTTGGTAGTATGGACGGATCAATGACTGATGACAACGGTACTCCAAGTAGATTAAACAAAGCTTTAAAAAAGTGGGGATTTGGTAGCAAGGAAGCTGCTAGATCATTTTGTAACAATAATAAAGAATCATAATTATGTGGGCATTATTTAAAGATAAAAACGAAATTAATGAAAAAAACGTTATAGGATTTATGTCATTTATAGTGATGACATTATTTGCTATTGCAGATCTTGTAACTAGCTTTTTATTTGTAGATGGGCAATTAGTAATAAATGAAGTAATATACAATTCGTTTGTATGGGTTACTTTAGGTTGCTTTGGAATATCTGCTTTTGAAAAAGTAAAGAAATAAAAAAAAGGGGCTTTCGCCCCTTTAATTTTATCCATCACAACTCAAACAATCTTCACTCATAGCTTGTTCGGCTATATCTCCTCTTAGTACTGACTCAGTACGCATATAATACAAAGTCTTAATACCTTTCTTCCAAGCATCCATGTGGACTTGATTAATCCATTTAGGTGTTGCTTCTGAAGGAAATGCTAAATTCAAACTCACAGATTGATCTATATACTGTTGTCTAATTCCAGCTTGCCTAACTAGCTCTAGTTGATTTATTTCTTTAAACGTTTTAAATACTTGTTTTGTATCTTCGTCTAAACCATCTATATTCTGTACGGATCCACCGTCTTGCAAAATTTGATCCCATGTTTCTTTATTATTTAATTTTAGTTTTCTTAATACTTTTGTTAGCGTAGGGTTTTTACGTATGAAAGTACCTTTTGCACTTTGTTCCGTAAAGACGTTAGCAGCCCAAGGCTCGATACCAGGACTAACATTACCACTGAGCTTACTATTGCTAACAGTAGGAGCAATAGCTCTGAGATGAGTATTCCTAAATCCCGTACCACGACACCAAAGCGGTTCTCCGTAAGTTTCAGCGAGGTTTCTACTAGCTCTTTCACTTTCAATTTTAATTTGACTAAAAATCTTTCTAGTTTCAAACTGAGCAAGTAATCCTTCAAAAGGAACATTTTTCTCTTGTAAGTACGTATGCCAACCAAGAACACCAAGGCCCAACGCCCTGCCCTTCTCCGCAGATCGTACAGAGTTTTCAAAACCTTTTCTATATTTAGCGCGTTGTATAAATTCCTCCAGAACGCCATCCAAAAACCATATACTATCGTATATAAGGTTTGTATCTTTCCATTCTTCATATTTAGCTATATTTAAACTTGACAAACAGCATACAAAGCTATGACTCTCATCTGTGTGTAAAACTATTTCACTACAAATGTTAGTCATATGTACTTTTAATGCATTTTCTTTGTAAGCTTCTGGATTTGCTTTGTTAGTATTTCCTTTAAAGAGGACATACGGCTCTCCAGTTGCTTTTCTTTTTCTAATGAGTTTACTCCATTTAGACCTAGCCTCTTTATCTCCTTGTTCAAGCTTTCGCATAAACTTATCACCAACAACTGCGCATTGATGTAGGTTAAGGCTTTGTCTGTTAATATCTCCTTTAGGTTCTCGTATTTCAAGCCACTCTTCAAAATCAGGGTGCTCAATGTTGATATTGACGCTTGCAGCTCCCCGTCTAACTGATCCTTGGTTTGTTGCAAGGATTGTACTATCATAGATCTTGCAGAAGGGTACGACTCCGTCTGATGTTCCATTTCCTGTTATTTTAGCTCCGGCGGGTCTAATCATATTTACTCCAATGCCTACTCCGCCGCCGTGTTTTGCGAGTAACATCATCTCTAAATTTTTTGTTCCTATATCAGCTATACTATCTGCTACGTCTATACCAAAACAACTTATTGGTAAACCTCTATCAGTACCAGTATTTGATAATACAGGTGAAGCTAGACACAACCAACCCTTCCATATATAATCAAAGAAAGTATCAGTTAATTCTGGCTTGTATAATCTTTTAGCTACAGCTTTAGCTACACGCATATAGGCTTCACGTGGTGATTCTCCGTTGTTTAAATAACCACCAGTAATAGTTTTTTTATACGTATCGGTGTCTGCCCAATTAGGGTAATCAACACCTTTTTTCCATTCATTATTCCACATATTATTTAATTAAATGAGTTATCCATGCTATTAATCCGTTTATATTAAGTGCAACAAGGTTCCATTGTTTTCTTGATGCTACTTGAACTAACACACAGCAAAAGCCCGCTATGTATAGCATAGGTTCTACAGTCCATTGTGCGGCTACTAAAAAGCCAGCACCCATATAACCTACTCTACTAGCTAGTCTTTCACCAGGTGTTAATTTTCTACTTCTTACTAAAAACTTTAATATCTTTCTTTTCATTACCAGATGTCTTCAAAGTCTTCTCCTTCGTTTGCTTTCGAGTAGTCAGTTGGCCTAATAGCAAAAAAGTCAGTATGGGTATGACCACCAGTAAGATGATAAAACCAATCCAATTTTTCGACCGCTTTTTGGTCGTACGTTTTTTCACTAAAGTCCCAGGCGGGATTTGTTGAGCAGACTTTACTTGTGTAACCCAACTCCGCAAGTTTGTCACCAACGCGTTTTTTAATAAAGTGTTGTAAATCATAAGCTGTTAAATTTTCAATATCTCCCATTTCAAATATCTTACTAATGTAAGTCATTTCTGCGTTATGCATTGTTAACGCAGCTTCAAATATATGCGGTTCACATTCCTTTTTTAATCCAGGTATTTGTGAGCACATATGTCTGAATAATTGACATCCCATTTTAGAATGTAACGATTCATCTCTTACAGACCATTTCATTTGTTGCCCGATGCCCTTGAGCAAATTACGCATTTGAAAAGAATAAAGGACTGCAAAAGCGGAATATAAAGAAACTCCTTCTGCGAAAGCAGAGAAAGTAGCCAATGATTTTCCGATGCCGACTGGTTCATTGCCATCATATGCAACGAGATTGTCAAAACGAGCAGCAGTAGCTGGCTCATGTAAAAATGCTTCGTAATTTTCAAGTCCAAGTGTTTCATTTAAATAACTATAAGCTACAGCGTGTATTGTTTCTTGTGAGCCGAACATCATAGCCATTTGCTGTATCTCATGTTTTGGAAACCATGATACGACTTTCTGCGTCCAGTAATCACTTACTGCACATTCTGTTTGAGCAAAACCTAGCAGGATGTTTCCTACTAGATTTTTTTCTTCTGGTGTCAATTTCTCGTTCCAGTCTTTAACATCACCCGACATTGGGATCTCTGTGTGTAACCAAAACGCCTGAGCTTGCTTTAACCAACCTTCTGTATAATACTCAGGATATTCAAAAGGTTTATAAGGTATTCTTTCTGTAAATAAAGGTATTCTCATATTTTATCTTCCTTGTCCACGGTAAGGAGTACCTGCGTAATACTTACCGGATTTTTGTTTTGTATTTCTATTTTTACTATGGACCCCAGGTCTTTTTTTCTTGGGTTTCCATTTATATGCTTGGAGTGTTAATCTAGCCATCGTAGAATATTTCTAAAGCAAAATCTATAAAAGGTAAATAAAATACGTGTGTTACTTTATCTTCCTCTTCATAGGTTCTACCACCTATTAAAACACCAGGATAAAATCCTACTGACAAACTCCAATTTCTTTTTTCTTCCATTTAATTTAAATTATATTTTTCACATTGTTCAATTAAGTCTTTGTATCTTATAGATCCATGTTGCATCCATTTCCACTTAACCCATTTTTCTAGCTGTCTCTCACTGTATTTTCTTCTAGCTAATCTTTTAGCTTGGAAAGAATCAATTTTACTGTTTCGTCGCATTCTTTTTGATTTTGTGGTTTGTACAAAGTAAAAGGCCCTAATCTGTTTTCGGTTATAAGTTTCTTAAATAATTTCCAACGTATTGGAAATGATTCATTAGCTCTACCTTTAGTTTCAATTATAAAACCTTTTCCTATGAAATCAGGTGTATATTTTATATTAAGTATTTTTTTATTACCTCTATTTTTATAATCACCTCTTCCATTGCTGCATCTTTCATAAGCTTCAAAAGGAAAATCAAAACCAGGTACTAACTCAAATGTTTGACCCTCATACAAAGCTTTGATTTTTGCCTTTTTTAAAGCTTGATACATATATCTTTCAAGACCTGAAGCAAATTCAATACCATCATATGTTATTTTCTTTGACTGTACAGGACCTCGTTTTCTTCTAAACTTCTTTCTCATCGTCTAGACATCTTTTTGCAGCTTCGATATACAATAAAGCATCCATTATCTCTTCTTGTACATCAGTTAAAAACATATGTAAGTCTTTCTTACCTGTCTCTATTTCGTCTTGCATAGTCTGACCATATTTCTTTTGGCCAACTAAACTACGATTATCCATCTTCCTTAGTACTGCTTGTACTATCTTGTCTTTTGTTTTAATCTGCATCTTTAACAAATGTTCCGTTAACCATTTTACCTGTACGTTTCGATATTACGTTGTACGCTTGTGCTATACACGTCTCTATATGTACGTTGTTCAAGTGTGCTAGATTAGTTAGTACAACTACCATATCACCAATAGCATCAATTACTTCTTCTTGGTCTTTTTCTAAGGTAGCTTTAGCTAACTCGCCCATTTCTTCTTGTAATTTAATCAACTGAGTTTTAGTATCACCTTTATCATATATGCCTCTTTCATCAGCCCATTGTCTAATGTTCTCAAACATTTTTAAAGGTTTCTTAGAGCATTTAACAGTTTTAGTTTCTTTTGTATCATTAAGATTTTCAATAAATACTGCAAAAGCTTTATTGTATACATAAGATCTATCATTGTTATACATGGAAGTTTTTACATTTTTCATTATCCAGTCTATTGTACGTGGAGTAATTTCAAAATCACCATGCTCTGTTGTCCATTCATAGCCGATTACATCAAATAATCTGCCTTTTAATTTATCCACTGGACAAGGGAAAGTAGTAGTTTGTTCAGTTACGTTAAAGTTCATAGTCTTTCTATTTAAATTTCTATATGGTACCATATCTACTCGGTAGCCATATTCTCTTTGTAATGTTCTCTCTTTGTCTGATATGTAATCAACATCAGAAGAGCTTTCTAATATTTCATATTCGTCAGGACCATAACCTTGTTGAACTGTGACCCGGTTATTAAGATCACACGTCACACCGATTTTTTTACCTGGAATATGATAAATATAATACGTCATAATTTATCGTTATATATATGCATGTTATGTGCGTGATGGTAATACCATCCGATGTCCATATTTAATCTCTCTGCGACATATTTTTGTAACATACTAAAACAGTATTGATCGTTACAGAAACCGTACCAGAGGTCATTAGAACGCATATAAACAGACATATTCAGTTTATCATTAAGTATTGTAAATTGAACAGCATACGTACAAGGGGTATCTTTCTTGTAATTGTCATGCTCTTTACAATCGTATATACTAATTGCAGCGTGTCTAGTTTCTTTATGTTTTCTTAGCTTTTTGATAACATACTCTAATTGGTTATTACGTTGCCATTGCCAGCCATAATTACTATTAACTAAACCTTTTCGATTAGACATTTTTACCCATATTGGTGGTATCTTACCATATATAGTACCTAATTTTGCGATACTATTATCTCCTGATAAATACCATTGCCATTCAGCTTCAGCATAATCAGCTTTCCAATTACGATCTGGGTTTGTAATATGATTATCCATAGGATTTTCAATTCTAAAACCACAATTAAATATAGCTTTGGTATTATCAAAATCAATACCTGTTTCTATTATGTGATCCCATAAGTAATTGTACGCGTGATTAGCGTTATAAAAATTATTTTGCATATTTCTTATAATAATATAATTGATATTCACTTATTTTTTCCCATATTCTAGTTGGTCCATAAACATGAGGTGTTGTACCTAATTTTGTACGATTAGGATATTTACCTTTCTCAATATCTATATACCATATAGGTTCTCCCCATTTAGCTTGTCTTGGTGTTATAACTATATCGTTATAAAAACACCACATCCTAGCTTTTTCCTCTTCGTCACTTCGGGTGTATTCACCCATAGTAAGCTTTTTATTCCCACGGTAAGGACTCATCTTTCTTTTCGTCTAACACATTAACTTGTGGTACAAAAGAACCTGACTTAGGTTCCCAAGTAAAAAACGATTCACCACCGTTTTCACCAAGGTTTTGAAACTTAACTTTCAATACTTTTACTTTAGTATTTTTAGCTTCATAATCTCTGTGTACCAATAAACCATGATAACTTGCATCATACCATTCACCACCACCTTTTATATTATACATAGTTGGTTCCTGTATTTTACCGTTTTGATCACGCATCATCTTTGTCGGATGAGCTACTATAAATGTTAAAACATCATACTTTTTACAAAATTGTTCTATCTTCGATAGATAATCCATAGTATATCTGTTAACATCATCTGACACAGCGTTTACGTCTCTGATCTTATTATAAGGATCTATCACAAGGCATTTAATACCTTTACGTTTAACAAGTTCAGCGCCTTTACGCAATACAGATTCAAGACTATATTTGTCCATATCTATAAAGTAAAAGTTATCGTTAACGTGTTCTGATACTTCCTTCCATCTACCACCTCCAATATCACTTGGTGATGGCATATCACCCCAACACTTACGCATAAGCTTGTGAGCATGTAAATAAATTGGTTGGTTTTCAGGACTAGCAAATGCTGTCTTCCACCCATACATTTTATTATAGCCTACAACCATTTGGTCAACAAAATCAGACTTACCGCTGCTAGGTATCCCAGTAACAGTAATGAACTGACCAGTGTATGTACTGAATATTTCGTCAAAGTTTTGTAAACCGATTTGAAAGCCCGGTTTAAAACCATGTTTAACAAAGTCTTTAAGTTCACCTTCTACGTTTTTAAGTGTTGTTACATTTTCTAGCGGTACTTGCTGCGCAGCATGTATAGCAGAACGCAAGTCGTCTTTACCATACTTAATGAGATATTCATTAGCATCTTTACAGTCTGCGAAATCTACTATATAACAGTGCTCAGCACCTAGCCTACGTATAAACTCTTGTTTTAACATAGTGCCTGGTTCATCAGCATCTACTGCTAGAATTATTTTAGTTTTATCTTCAAAGTAATCTATACAATTATCAAGATAATCTAAGTTGTTGTGATTTAACGTTGCGCCGTTAGGCACTGAAACTACGTTAGGCACACCTGCCTCGTGTAACGATAAAGCATCAATCTCACCCTCAACAATCACGCATGTATCATTATTAACTATACTGTTAATATTATAAAATACTTTTTCAGCGCCTTTGTAAAGCTTGAAATTTTTTGCACCGTCACGGTATTTAATATTCACAAGTGTATTACCCATGAAATAATTAAACTTAATTGTGTTCTCTTGCTTACCAGTTTGCGGCATGAACTCAGGACCTTCAGAAACATTTAATGCTTCTAAAGTATCCTGAGATATACCTCTTGACTTAAACCATTCTACAACTTTACTACTGGGTGCTTTATGACTTTTTGTAGAGAAAGTCGGGCGAACGTATTCACGATCGCTAGTACCCTTACGTTCGTAAGTATGTAGCTGAAAAGTTGAATCACAGTTGTGGCAAGTACCGAGACCACGTTCCCAATCGTAAGAAGCACATTTTTTCTTCTTATTTTCAGGCTTCCTGTTGTGAGAACACAGAGGACAAATCCCCTGTGTTTTACCCACATCAAGACCATGTTGATTGAACTCGTCAATCACAAATCCATTAATCTCTCTATTTTCTACTTGCATCTATAATATTTAAAATGGTAAATCATCTACTGGTGCAGCTGCTGCAGCTGGTGCTGCTTGTGCAACTGGCTGGTCTTGTCTTGGAGCTACGGCTACATTATCACCGTTAGTCCAAACTACTTTTACGTTTCCAAGATAAGTCTTTTCAACTTTAGCATCTCTTTCCTCTTTCGTTTGTTGAACTACTACAGGACCTTGATTACCAAACTGATCTGTCTCATCATTTAACGTAATAGTAATAGGTAAGTATTTACCTTTCTTACCTTCGATAATTTTATCTTTAGGTATTTTAGTAAGGTCAATACTTGTAGCTATTATACTCGCCATATTAATAAGTATTTAATTGGTTAAACATTCTAGACATCTGAGCTTTAGTAGCACCAGAGCCTCTTCTTAAATTATCAACAGCTTTTACGTGTGATTGATTGTTGTAAAAGTTGTTAACGCTAGTTGTAACGCCTGAAACGTCACAAGTTCTTTTTCTTGTTCTTGCCATATTATTAAATTAAAGTGTTTTGCTTATGAAATATTGTTTTGGATTAAAATCCTTAGTTTTATAGAACAGCTCATAAGCATCTTCTGCTCTATTAACTTTGTCTTTACCTGAAGCTAAAAACTCAGGAGAACAGTCAAACACACCTAATTGATGTGTTGTCTTATCTATTACAATAAACACCATCTCGTAGCCAAACAGTGTTTGGTAGATGTATGCTTGTGAATCGTAATTATAACGATAAGCACTGTTCTTAAATTTATTTATGTCCGCGGTAGTCTTTATATCAACTACTAATTTGTCTGCATGATTTATAATATCTGCCTTGCCTTTCCACACATATCTACCAACTTGATCTACACCAGGTTGTTCGTATTCACACCAATCAGCATGTATTAAATTCTTACAAACATCGTTATTTAACATTTTCTCAGTCATCAGTTCAATATGATCAACTTCATGTTGTAGTAAACATAATTCACCACCCGACATTTCTTTGTACATCTTTGTATTTCTAGTTGTTGCTGGTATTATCTTATACTTTTTAAGCTTATCTGGCTCAAGTATTGCTGTGTGAAAATAACCACCTACTAAAAATGCAGATGAAGGTTTACTTGGTTGTCCTAATGCTAGAGGATTACTTAGTAACGTACTAATATCAGAATTACTCAAGTACTTCTTACCAAAGTCTCCATAATAATGGGTATCATCTTTCAACTTTGCAATGATATTCTTCTTGTTCATTTATAATGTTGTTAATTCCTTCTCTTGAGCAGGAGTTAGTTGATACTTCTTTTTGATCGCATCTAATTTACCACCTGATTGTATATAGCTTTTAGCTTTACCAATATCAGTAAGTTTATCTTTACCGTGTGTATTAGTTGCATCAGAATCTTGCGTATCATCAATTAAAAATAAATTTCCTAAAGCATACTTCTTACCATAAGACGATGCGCTACCAAACTGTTGAGGTGTTTGCATACCTTTTTGATTAAGGTCTACACCAACCACAGCTTTAGCCTTGAGGCTTAAACCTTTATCGTCGTGTATAGCAGCAGTTGTCTCGAGAATAGGTATTGGACCATCAGTTAATAATTTCTCATTAACAGTAACAGTCACACCATATTTCAGTAAAAAGGGTTTGATTGCTTCTAAGATATCTTCGGCTGATCGGAAATAATATTTGCCGAAGGAGTTAAATCTACTCTTCTTCGATTTAAACTCAGTCTGGACTCTAGCCAGCTTCTGTTGTAAAGTTAATTCCATTTAATTTGATTTAGTCTATATATATAATTACACATTAGTGAAACGTATTTAAATTTATTATTCACTATAACCTAAAGATAATCAAGCACTTGCGAGTGATCTACATTATCAATAAGCTTTTCTACAGCTTGCTTTTTTAACTGTGAAACACGTACATAAGCACTGCTACCATTTATACTAAGTTTGTCAGCAATATCTTTAGCATTATGCTTGTCACAATCTAAACCATAACTTAACCTAAGCACTTCATATTCTTTTTCATCTAAATGTTTACGCATTAAACTTTTTAAATATAAGTTAAGTAAATGCATATTATAAGGTTCAGATTTATCAGGTATTTGATAAATCATATCTTCATCGTTTTTAGGTTTATCATCTATACTTAAAAATATAGAGTTAAAAAACATTGCTACCATCTTTTTATCTTTACCAAAGTTTCTACGTATTTCATTTAGCTTATGTTCTGGTATTCTTATATCACCTCTATTTATATCTATTGCTCTACGTATTGCTCCTCTTATTCTCTTTGATAAAAATGATTTCAAAGTTTTTTCTTGATCTTCAGATTCTTTTAAAGTTTCATAATCTAGTCTATCAACTGCTTGTGTTAAACCAGCACAACCTTCTTGCATCAGGTCCATTATAGTCATAACACCTGAAGCTTGTTGACTTGTTGAAAATTTTCTAGATAAGTTCTCTACTAAAGGTAAAAAACAAGTAATCATTTGTTTTCTATCATAGATAGTATAATCACCATCCTTTATCTTTGGCAGGTTAAATACAGCTGTTTCTACTTCGTTTTTCCAACGAATATAGTTTTGTATGTTATACTTCTTCATTCATTAATTGTTTTTCTCGTTTTAAATCATCACACATGTGGCGATGTATTGTTCTTGCAGAGCAATTAAGCAAACCAGCAACACGACTAATAGTAATTTTTTTACCCAAGTCGTTTAAATCTAACATAGCTTGATATATCATCTCTTTGTCTATGCTTGATCTACCGATCAGTTGACCTACAATTTTTAATTTACCACTCAAGTCTAACCCAGAGTACGGTTTAAATACTACTTTACGTAGCTTGTTTGCAGGTGGATCACCACCTTGGTTAAATACATCTTCTATCATATCATTTAATATTTTCTGTTTTATGAAGAAGGTAACAAAACCATTTTCTTTATTAGCTATGAATTTAAATATATACCTCATGTCGTCTTCTAACGATGCCTCATCACCATCAACGCCATCTATATTTAAATAGTATAATACAAGCATGTGCCACTTTAATGATTTGTATGTAGTTATCTTAGCCTTGCTGTTGAACAAGTGATAACATTGATACGTACCATCTTCGTAGTATTTATATTGTTTGGTTTCAATGGTAGGTACATCAGTTATAGGATCTCTCCTATATACGATGCGTCTGTCATTTAGCCATTTTAAATTTCTATCTTGTGACATTTGCCTATTACTTATTATATCTTATAGCCTATTGTCATCGTTGATTATTTCAACTCTGACATTTTCCCATTTGCCACCTTTAATATCTTGATTGACTAAAAAGTCAATCCTGTTGGTCCACCTGGGGTTCATTCTATCTTGCACGGTCCATATACCGTCAAGATCTCCAGCTCCGGTAACGCAGACTTTTACGCCAAACGTTAGACCTTTTGCTTCTAAATCT